CTGCATAGGGGGGGAGGGGGTCAAAACTTTTTCCGACTTGGGTCAAAAAATTCATTAACTCTCTATTTTAAAAATAATTTACTCATGGGCCATGCTATGTTCTTATTTAGAATAATTCTAATTATTGTCTTGACAGCAATAATGTGCTGTTATTTGTCTTCATATATGAGCTTACTTCAAATTATAGCTATTTTAATTGCGGTAGAAACCGGTGGACATCCTGATCCTGTAAATGCTGTAGGGGATGGCGGGGAAGCTTTGGGTATTTTGCAAATGCACAAGGGATATGTTGTTGACGCCGCAAAACACGCTAATGCTGATTGGGATCACGTTGATGCACTAAACCCGCTAAAGGCGACAGATATTTTTTTAGCATACATGAATCGGTATGCTAAGATAGAGTGCAAACCCAACAATATGAGTTATGAAGAATTTGTTTCGAGGATTCACCACGGTGGCCCGCTGGGCTACACAAAGAAATCAACAATTTCATATTGGGAAAAATGCAAAAAACTGCATGAACAACACCGTATTTAAACCTAAAGAACCTTTTTACACGGACATAAAAGAGTATGAAAGTAGATTTAGGGGGGGAAAATTAGATTCGACGAAAGTAGGTGTCACAGTGTCACCTGTCACAGAGTCACCACCTTCGGACGTGGGTGCAACTCCCACTTCCTCCACCATTGAAACCCAACCCTTTAAAAGCCCTCCTATCCGCCACGACATAAGGCGTATAATTGTTTAATATGTCAGAAGGTAAAGATTTAGAATTAGATTTGTACTCAGACATAAGGGCTAGGGTCATTGAAAAAAAACACTCAAAGGAAATGAGTGAATTTTTTGCAAGGAGCGACATGACAATGTCGAATCCTGATCGGGTTACTGAAATTTTGTTTTTGTGGAGCCAAGGCTGGAGTCAAACAAAGATTTGCAAAAAGCTCAAGGCAGATCCCTACAGCGTAAGCACAATAATTGTAGAGTATGCTGATTTTGTTGGAAACTGGCGTGAGCTAGGCGGAAAGTTGGCTGCTAGGGTTTACCTAAGGTTTGCTGATTTAGAAAATCAATTAATAGACAAGGTTTCCGCCAAGCTAGAAAGCGGGGACTTGCAAGTTGGCTTTAAAGACTTAAAGGAGCTAAGCATAGCCAAAGCAAACGCAAGTAGAGAAGCATTAACTGCTCGTGGTGAAGCAAGTAACATAAATGAAGAAAGGGTAGTGTATACCCAAGAAGATTATGAAAAAGCTGCAAAGGATGCGGAAGAAAAGTTAAAACAAATGAAAAAAGCTAAAGTAGAGGAGGTAACAGATGTATAGATTTGCTGATGAAGACGAAGACTCAAATAAAAAAATACATGAGGGTTTAATTCCTATTCTTGAAGAATTGTCAAAGTTACATTTTGAAGAATCTTGGGTTATTGCTGTTAATAATGGAGAGCTAATGATTGTTGGTTCGTCTCCAGAGCGATTGTTTGATGCGTTTTACGCTGCTCTTGAAGACCTAGGAGGTTAATGAATTTAAAGTTTACCAAGCACCCAATGCTAAGGAGTCCAACTGATGAAGAAATAATTTTTCTTGGTCAGACTGATTCTGCTGCTTTGAAGGCTTTGCACGAGGCCCACGAAGGGAGGATAGCTAGTGCTAACCGTGATCCATTGCGTTTTGGTTTTGGGCTAGAAGGTTGGGAAAGGATGCGTTGGGGTTTAGCAAATTATGGGGAATGTTTAACGCTTGGGGGAAATCGTAGCGGAAAAACAACCGGCTGTGCCAAAATGGTTATGGAAGCAGCGACTGAAAGCACGGATGGGCACATCGTATGTTTTAGTCAAAATGCTGATACTAGCGTAAAAATTCAACAGGCTGCGGTTTGGGAAATGATGCCCAAAGAGTTTAAGAAAAAAACCAAGGGGATTGAGGGTTACATTAACTTTTCAATGAAGAACGGTTTTACTGGTAGTAGTTTTATTTATCCAGATACCAGGACTAGAGTTGACTTTAAGACTTACACTCAGTTTTCAAACAACCAAACAATTGTAGAAGGTTTTCAGTTTGGTTTTAAAAACCCTAAGGGTCTTAACATAGGCGTTTGGTTAGATGAGTATTTAGGTGATTCTACATTGGTTGATACATTGCGTTTTAGGCTAGCTACCAGAGACAGCAAAATGATTATTGGCTTTACGCCAATTGACGGGTATACCCCGTTTATTTCTGATTATTTAAAAGGGGCTCAAACCCTTGAAACAAAGCCTGCCAAGTTATTAGACGACAGGGAGCTACCCGTTAAACAGTACAGTCCAAACAGAGACGCTGCGGTAACGTATTTGCATTCAATCGAAAACCCTTTTGGGGGCTACCCTAGACTGGCAAAAGATTTAGCAAATCGTCCAGAAGAAGAAATATTGGTTAGAGCCTATGGAATGCCCGTTAGGTCTATGACAACCTTGTTGCCTTTGTTTAGCCCTGAAGTAAATGTACTATCGGACAAAACTAATAAATATGGGATGAAGTTCCCAGATATTAGTAACAATAAAAACTTTACTCATTACCAAGTGGTTGACCCCGCCGGTGCTAGAAACTACACAGCCATATGGGCTAGCGTTGACAAGTCAGGAAACGTTTACATTGGGCGAGAGTGGCCAGACAGGGACACCTACGGCGAGTGGGCGGTGTTTGGTGACCCTAAATGGAAAGTTGGCCCAGCTGCCAAGAAAGAAGGCTACGACGTAAAGGGTTATGTCGATTTATTTAACGAAATCGAAGAGGAAATGGGGATCGAAGTTTTTGAAAGAATAGGAGATTGTCGTTATTTTGCTAGGGAAAACGAAAACAACGACGATTTGTTTACTTCGTTTGATGAAGAAGGAATGATCTTTTACCCAAGTGATGGCCGAAGCGAAGAAATTGGGATTACGGCTTTAGACGAATGGTTTAGCTACAACCCTAATGTTGAAATTGATAAAGCCAATAGGCCTAGATGTTTTATTCACGAAAGTTGCGGCAACTTAATTGATTCTTTGGTCCATTATGGTGCTATGGGTAGAGGCGACGAGGCTTTAAAGGACTTCTTTGATTTAATTCGTTATTTGCGAATGGCGAACGGAGGAGAAGGCCCAGATCACGTAACAAATAAAAGTTTAGAAACAATTAAAATGAAAGCAGGAGGATATTGAGTGAAAATTAGATTAACTGAAATTGCAAAAAAATTAAACATATCATTTGAAGAGGCAATGAAGCTAAAAGAGGAAAAGCTCTGTAGCGACATGGCTAAAGGAAAGGGTAAAAACACTTGGATCGACGAAGAAGGACAAGCAATACTGATTGACTCTATGGATGTCCCTGAGGCGGTTCCAAAGCATCATAGAGGAGTTGTCCACAGTCATTGCCGCAACCCTAATTATATGTATGTAATAATACCTAATCCTGCTAGAAAAGTTGCTACTGCGGTCCCAAGAAAATTTTACAATAAAATGAGGGGTAAAAAAGTAACAATAGAAGAAATAAAAGATGTCAATGGATCAAGCTTTAGATACGTCCCCTCAGGCAGATATAACCAATAACAAAATTTGGATTCAAGAACAAATAGATAGATTTGTTGCTTGGGAAATATTTATTAGAATAGCAAAGGGAAAAGAAATGCTTCCTATGGCTCCTCTTGATTTGTGTGATAGAATAGGCGTTAACAAGGAGTATGTGTATGACCTCATACAGCAAATCAAACAAAGAAAAAAAATAGATGCACAATGATTCATTAACATACGTTGGGGAAAAACCCGACATTGGGGCTCTAGCAAAGGCCTACGATCAATCTACGCTAGAGCTAGAGTCCTATTTCCAATTATGCCGCAACGCATACGATGATAGGCGAAATTGGTGGCCAGGAAAATCTAGGGATTTAAGAAAGCATGGAGCAGACGCCTTTCCTTGGGAAGGGGCTAGCGACATGGAAAGCCATGTAATTGACGAGAGAATTACTAGATTGGTTAGTATGTTTATGAGTGCCTTACAGGCCTCAAACATAGTTGCGTTTCCTACCGAAGTTAATGATATTGGAAAATCAAAGATTGTTTCTAATTTTTTAAAATGGATGGTTAGCAGCGGGTATATCCCTCGTTTCATGAAAGAAATGGAGCTAGGTGCTAATTACTTGTTGGAGCGAGGAATACTTATAACCTATGTTGGCTGGAGGAGAGAAGATCGAAGTTTTTTACAACGTCTTGGTCTTGACGAAATAACACGCCTAAACCCACAGCTAGGACAACAAATTGCTAATGGGTCCGACGAAGCAGCTATAGCTTTATTGCAACAAGCATTTTCAGACGTAAGCGAAAAAAGGGCTCGAAAGGCAATGAAAAGCCTAAGAGATACCGGATTTGCAGAACTTCCTATTGTTCGACGGCAAGTTGACGCTCCAGATGTTAAAACATTAGCACCAGACGGCGATTGGGTTTTTCCAGCGTATGTAACAGATCCTCAACGTGCCCCTTATGGGTTTTACCGCACTTATCTGTCAGCTCAAGACCTTAGGCTTAAGGTTAAAACTGATGGCTGGGACGAAGACTTTGTAGATTATGTAATAGAAAAATATAGTGGGGTAAACATTGACTCCATAGAAAGGGAGCAAGAGGGTCGTCGAACAATTTCTTTAACAGACATGAACTATGAAGCTGAAGAGCTAGTAGAAATTGTTTATGGCTATCAACGCCTTATTGATCCAGATGATGGATCTGAAGGTATTTATTGCACTGTATTTCACAGAGAGTTTAGCGGAGACGAGAGTGCTCCTGGATATGCAAAATTTGAACTTTTAAATGGTTACGAAAATTATCCAGTCGTAGTATCTAAACTGTCTGAAGACAGTAAAAGGTTGTACGACACTTTAACAATTCCTGATTTGCTTAGGGGGATTCAAAATCAAATAAAAATTGAAAGAGACTCTAGAATTGATCGCAACTCTCTAGCCACTCTTCCGCCGTTAATTCATCCAGTAGGGCAAGCACCTACGGACTGGGGACCAGGACGTAAGGTGGCTAGAAGGCGACCAGGTGACATTGAGTTTGGTCCAGTACCAAGGTTTGACAATGGCTCACTAGAAATGGAAAACACCATGATGCAGCAAGCTGACAGATTAGTTGGCTTAGACGAAGCATCTAGTTCTTCTCAAATCAGAAGACAGTTTTTAGTAAACAAATTTTTGCAACATGCAGGAGAAGTAATGGCGTTGTGTTATCGTTGTTTTCAAAGATTTGGACCAGACAAAATATTTTTTCAAGCTACTGGAATTCCAGACCCTCAATCTTTTGAAAAAGGAGATCCTGACGAAAATTACGACGTAACCATTAGCTACGACGTAATGAATTCAGATGCAGAAGCCCAAGAAAAAAAGCTAGAAAGATTAGTTTCTTTGGTGTCACTTGATCGAAACGGTAGGATTAATATGGATAAGCTTCTTGGTGTAATTGCCAATAGCATTGATCCAGTTTTGTCTGACTCGGTTATGGAGCCAGCTCAACAATCTCAAGAAAAACTTCTAAAAAATATTACTGATGATTTATCGAAAATTTATGCAGGCATTGAAGTGCCAGCACGTCCTAATGGTGCTCAAGCAGCTATGCAAATTATCCAGCAATACGCATCTCAGGAAGATGTTGCTCAACGTTTACAGCAAGATCAAAAGTTTGCTGAAAGGCTTCAAAAATATGCTGGTCAATATCAGTTTGCGATGCAGCAAGCTCAAAATGCCCAAATAGGAAAAATTGGTACTCCTCCAGCTACAATGGGTGGAGCCCAAACCCAAGGAATGCGATAATGCTTGCTGACAAAGAAATAGAAATACTGGGCCATAACGAACACTTTGCCCTGTATCTGAATCAATTAAATTTGATTAAAGAAGATTGCATACAAGAAATGCGTAATTCCGGAACTGAAAGACTTCAGCAAATTAGTGGTCAAATTATAGCAATAGATGATGCTCTAGACCTAGGAAACTGGGAATCAGTAAGATTTCGCTGGAAAGAAATACTTCAATAAAAACATGTGCTATACTTCAACTCAGCCGTCGCTCGGCGTAAATGAGTGGAGTAATTATGTCAGAAGAAATCATCGAAGCCCCAGCAGAGGCTGAACCAAATCTTGCGGAAAAAACTAATATATCAGCAGAGGATTTTGCAATCCAACGCTTGGAACAATCTCGGGTAGATTCAGAAGTCGTAGAACCGGCGGAAGAGGAAGAGTCTGAGGAAGTTCCAGAATCAGGTGAAGAGGCTCCCGCAGCTGAAACACCAGATGTTCTTTCACAGTTCAACTTGGATGAAATGTCCGAGGACGAAATCAAGGAGTTATCTAAGGCACTTGGTAGCAGAGCAGTAGACCGTTTTGGCGAACTGACTAAGCGAGCCAAGGGAGCTGAAGAGCGACTTGCACAATTAGAGGATTCCCTTAAGAATAATCCGTTAAGTCCCAAAGAGGATGTTAAAAACAATCCTTTTAGCGACATCAACGATATTAATACATTACAGGAAAAGGCAAATGAGATAAATGAAGTTATCGAGTGGGCCGAAGACATCCTTTTTGAGTCCGACGACTATGGACCCAATGCAGAAGTAGCAGAGGTAGAAGGCAAAAGCATGACAAAGGCTGAGGTTCGCTCGGCTTTAAAAAATGCTCGCAAGTCTAGAGATTCATTTCTTCCTAGCCAATTAAAAAAAATTCAAACGCTAGAACATGCGTCTAAAGTTAAATCAGACTTTGGTCGCAAAGCAATTGAAGAGTTTGATTGGCTTAAAGATGGAGGTGATGAAACAATGAGAAAGCGTTTTATGGAAATTGCTGGGCACCCAGATCTTCAAAAGTTTTATAAAAGCTCACCAAAGATCGGCGCTCGAATGCCATACATTCTAGCTCATGCCGCAGACAGCATGTACAATAGGAAGGTAATAAAAGATCCTGT